GATTTTCAAAATTTAAAACCTAAAATGGTTCTATCTAACGGACCTGATGCTGAACGATGGAATGCCATTCGTACATTTTCATCCACAATGAAAAATAATAGTAACATTGGCCGAAATCTATTCTATGTTTTGACTGATGAAGTATCAGGTAAATATCTCGGTGTTATCTGCATCTCCTCAGACTTTCTGGACTTGACTCCGAGAGATAACGCAATTGGATGGTCGAGAGATGTCAAGACACAGCAACATATGATTAATCATACTGCGATTGGATCCACCATCGTTCCGTTACAACCATTAGGTTTTAATTACATGGGTGGTAAGTTATTGGCATTGATGTGTTTATCTGATACAGTTCAAGCAGATTGGAAAAGACAGTATGGAGATGTTCTTGCAGGAGTTACCACAACATCTTTGTATGGTAAAACTAAAGAAAACGGATTATCTCAATATGACAACCTTGAACATTGGAACAAAATGGGATTCTCCTCAGGTTCTGTTGCTTTTGAACCAAGCAGGTCAACCAAAAAATTAGTATTTGATTGGATCAAAGAAACCGATCCAAGAAAATATTTTGAATGGTGGGATGCAAAAAATCAACAAGGACTTCCACTTAAACGTGACCACAAAAATCGTTCATTGAATTATGCCTATTCTAAATTAAAAATACCTAAAGAATTAATTCGTACCGAACATCAACGTGGTATCTATTTTAGTCCACTTTATAACAACACCAATGAATTTCTCTGTAAACAAATTACGGAGGATAAACTGGTAAAATCATTTGATACCAGTGAAGAAGCATTAACTAATATCTGGAAAACTCGTTACGCTAAAGGTCGTATTCGGCAATTACAGAAAAAAGGCAATGTTTCATATGAAACTCTTTTCTATGATGATTTAATTGAATTATCGTGGGAAGATACCAAAGCGAAATATTTGGGTCAGGTCGGCCGTTAAATTTGCCTACAAGTAAATCCTTTATGCCATTTTTATTCGGCATATAATCAAGTATACCAGACATATACTTGACAAACACACTATATAAATGATATACTGTGTGAACTTGCTTAAGGCAAGGATTTTTTAACTTTACTATGGAGTATTACAATGAGCAAGAATTTATCTGCTAAAGAAAAGATGTTAGCCGCTTTGTCAAAACAAGAAGGTTACAACACTTTTACTGTCAAACAAGCACAACGCCGTTTCGGCATTACCAATGTTACAGCACGCATTGACGAACTCCGTCAAGAAGGTCATGTAATCTACACCAACAAGAAAATTGTTGATGGTAAGAAAGTTGCTTTCTACCGCATGGGCAAACCAACCAAAGGTTTGGTTAAAGCTGCCCTCAAAGCTGGATATTCTTTGTCCGCTTAAGTTGTAAGAGGGGGTAATACCCCTCTTTTTTATTATTTTTGGAGAACAAATGGAAATTTCAATTAAAAAAGAAGAACTACAAAAGAAAAGTTTATTTGTAGCTACACCAATGTATGGTGGCATGAATCATGGACTATACATGAAAGCGTGTTTAGATTTACAAGGCCTTTGCATGCAGTATGGTATTCAAGTGAAATTTTCATTTCTTTTCAACGAATCATTAATTACTCGTGCTCGTAACTATTTGGTTGATGAGTTTATTCATCGTTCAGATTGTACACACCTGTTGTTTATTGATTCTGATATTCATTTTAATCCACAAGATGTAATTGCTTGTTTGGCATTGGACAAAGATGTTATTGGTGGTCCTTATCCTAAGAAAGCAATCAAGTGGCGTTCAGTAAAACGTGCTGTAGAAAAGAATCCGGATATTGATCCGGGGATGTTAGAAAAAGTTACTGGTGATTATGTTTTCAATCCAGTTAAAGGTACTGCACAATTTTCTGTAACAGAACCCCTCGATGTACTAGAGATTGGTACTGGATTTATGATGGTTCGCCGTGATGTATTTGTAAAAATGGAAAAAGCATATCCTGAAATTCGTTATAAGCCCGACCATGTAGGCCAAGCACACTTTGATGGTTCACGCTACATTCATGCTTTCTTTGATACAGTTATTGATACTAAAGATTCAATTACTGGTGGTGGTTCAGACCGTTATCTTTCAGAAGATTATATGTTCTGCCAGATGTGGCGTAAAATTGGTGGCCAAATCTTTTTGTGTCCTTGGATGAAAACATCACACATTGGCACATATCATTTCCAAGGTGATATGCCTGCTGTCGCTAACTTTGTAGGAGAAATGTAATGTCTATTGATAAAGTAAGAGAACTATTGGCTAAAATTCCTTTTCGAGCAATTCAAGCAAATACTTCTAATATTGAAACAATCCAAACGTTATATCAAAAACGTGGAGAATAGTAATGCCTTTGAATAAAGTAGAACCTGGTCGCACTTATAATTATTTTAGTGATGATACCGCTCTATTAGTTAAAGAAGCTCCTTATCATCCAGGTTATGAAAGTGCAGCTTCACAAGATATAATTAAATCATCACAAACTGCCACAACTGGTGGTCGTAAATTTGACGGTGGCAAATTGCAGTATGGTTTACTTCCACCAAACGCATTAAAGGCAACAGTAGAAATTTTAACCTTTGGTGCCGAGAAGTATGAGCCAGATAATTGGAAATGGGTACCTGATTCTAAGCGTAGATATTTTGATGCCATGATGCGTCATTTATGGGCTTGGAAATCTGGCGAACAAAATGACCAAGAAACTGGTAAGAATCACTTGGCACACGCAATGTGCTGCTTGATGTTTTTGTACGAACATGATACAATTGATTTTTTAAATAATGGAGAAGCAAATGAAGTTGTCAAATGAAACACTATCCGTATTACAAAACTTTGCCAAATTAAATTCTGGCATTGAATTCAAACAAGGTAGCAATATTAAAACCATTTCAACTGGTAAAACAGTTCTTGCCAAAGCAACATTGAAAGATTCTTTCCCGCAAGATTTTTGTGTATATGATTTGAATCAGTTTTTGGTTGTTTATAATCTTAGCAAAGATACCGAAATTGATTTTGACGATAAGAATGTTATTTTCAAATCAGGTAAAGATGGTCGTAGTAAAACCAAATATCGTAAATCACACCGTGATGTGATTGTTGTACCACCAGAAAAAGAATTGGCATTGCCTTCCGTTGATGTTTCTTTTACTCTTTCACAAGAAGATTACGAAGCAATTCTAAAAACTGCGAGTACATTACAATCTCCACATATTGCAGTTGAATCTGATGGTGAGAAAGTTTATTTGTCCGCTCTTGATGCACTAAATGATGCAGCTCACGTTTCTTCAATTGAAGTTGGTGAAGGTAACGGTAAGAAGTATAAGATGGTTTTCATCACAGAAAATTTACGATTAATCACAGGCAGTTATGATGTGGAAATTTCGTTCAAAGGTCTTGCTTTCTTTAAAAATAAGAACCAAGATATTCAATATTGGGTCGCAACAGAATCCAAATACTCAAAAACAGGAGAATAAGATGTTAGTATATTTTACAGATGCAATGACAGAACAAAAAATTGCAATCAACCCAACCTATGTTACAGCAGTTTTTGTTGCTGCTGATGGCGAAATGAAAGGTAAAACTGTTATCGGTTTAACCAATGGTTCTGTTGTAGTTCAAGAAGGCCAGTTGGATACTGTCGGCACACTACAGGCTGAATTGAAATAATGAGTTTAACTATTCAGACCATTTACGGCACTCTTGATGAGAAAAAACTCAAAGAACTCAAAGGTGCCATTGAAGAAGTAAATAATTACATGAATGAGATTGAATATCGTCAAAAACTCATTAAAGAAATTATTGACCTTGCTGCAGACAACTCTAGTATTCCTAAAAAGATTGTAAGTCGTATGGCTAAAGTGTATCACAAACAATCTTTTCAAGAAGAAGTTGCAGAACACAAAGAGTTCGAATCTTTGTTTGAAGGTATTACAGAAGTAAAATAATGTTTTTTTATATTATGGGAGTTGTGAATGAATCATTTGTTATGGGTCGAAAAGTATCGACCAGCCAAAGTAGAAGATTGCATCTTACCGGATGCAATCAAATCTACCTTTCAAGAGTATGTCAATAGAAAAGAAATACCGAACTTATTGCTATCAGGCACAGCGGGTGTTGGCAAAACTACGATTGCTAAAGCCCTCTGTGAAGAAGTTGGTTGCGACTATATTGTTATCAATGGTTCTGATGAGTCTGGTATTGATGTTCTTCGTAATAAAATCAAAAACTATGCTTCGGCAGTTTCTCTTATGGGTGGCCGCAAAGTCATCATCATAGACGAAGCAGACTATCTAAATCCTAATTCAACTCAACCTGCGTTGCGTGGTGCAATTGAGGAGTTCTCCGGTAACTGCTCTTTCATCTTCACTTGTAATTTCAAAAATCGTATCATCGATCCAATTCATTCTCGGTGTTCTGTCATTGACTTTAAAATTAATGGTAGTAAACCAAAGATGGCTGCACAGTTTTTTAAACGTGTAGAGTGGATTCTTGAACAAGAAGGAGTAACATATGACAAAGCCGTTGTTGCTGCGGTTATCACAAAGCACTTTCCGGATAATCGTAGAGTTCTTAATGAGCTTCAGCGATATGCTGTGTCAGGTACTATTGATAAAGGTATTCTCAGTAATGTTGCTGATATACAACTTGATGATTTATTTAAAGCTTTAAAATCAAAAGATTTTGCATCTACTCGTAAATGGGTCACATCAAATCTAGACAACGATCCTGTCAAAATTTATCGTAAACTTTATGATGGTTTGTATGATGTATTGGCACCTAACGCAGTACCACAATTAGTTCTCATTTTGGCTAAGTATCAATATCAAGCCGCTTTTGTGGCTGACCATGAAATCAACATGGTTGCTTGTTTAACCGAAATTATGGTAGATTGTGAGTTCAAATGATAAAGACAATTTTTGGAAAATATGAGTTTCAAGTACAAGATTATGCAAGCATTTATGCAAATTATATAATTGAGGAATTCAAAAGTTTGCCTAAGTACGAAATTGTTGTAAATGAAGATACCGATCATGGATTCTCAAC